GATATATTTATTGCTATAGATAAGGCTAGAGAAGAATATGAGGAGATGATTAAAAGTGAATATCTTAGCTAGTGTGATATTAGTAATAGGAAGTTTTATAACTGGTAGAGTTTATGAGTATAGATTGAATCTAAATGAAAATGATAAAACTGATTCAAAAGTACTTTTAGATGCTTTTAATGAAATTAGTGTGCTAAGAGAAGAAAATAAAAGTCTTAAAGAAAAATTACAAGAGAAAGAGTTACTATTCATCAATAGATTAATAGATTTTTTACATGATAAAAAGATATGCGAATGTTGTATTTATGACTGTAAGATTGATGATATTGAATATGATTGTGAAGATGGTATTAAAAAGTGGCTTGATAGCGAAGAACTTATATTTGAATAGAAGAAATATCTAATTAAAACAGTTTAGAGAGTTGCAAAATGTCTTTTAGCATAAATTATTGTTGGAGTGTTTTGTAACTCTCAAAAATGAAAATAAGGAGGCGTTGTATTGCTTACATTTTTAGATTTATTCGCAGGGATAGGTGGCTTTAGGCTAGGGATGGAAAAAGCAGGACATAAATGTTTGGGACATTGCGAATATGATAAATTCGCAAATTTAAGTTATAATGCCATGCACAAACCGAAGGAGGATGAATGGTTTGAAAGAGATATTAGAGAAATTAGAACAGAAAATATCCCAAGAGCAGATGTCTGGTGTTTTGGATTCCCATGTCAAGACATTTCTGTTGCAGGGAAACAATTTGGATTCAGAGGAGAACGTTCAAGTTTATTTTTTACAGTTACAAAACTTATTAGAGAACTCAAAGAAGAAGATAGACCCAAGTATTTACTTATTGAAAACGTTAAAAATCTACTTAGTGTTAATGGAGGATTTGATTTCCTCAAAGTTCTCGTTGAACTGGATGAAATCGGCTATGATGCAGAGTGGCAAGTTCTTAACTCTAAAAACTTCGGAGTACCCCAAAATAGAGAACGAATATTCATTGTTGGACATTTTAGAGGACGAAGTACACGAAAAGTATTTCCTATCGAAAGAAAAAGTGGAAAAAATCTTGAGCAACTAAATAAGCCAACTCATAGTACAAATAGAATTTATGATTCAGTTGGAATTGCTAGATGTATTAGAAGTCAGGCAGGAGGTGGAGGTGCTAAAACAGGTCTATACTTTATAGACTTAAATAAAAACTCTAAAGTAACAATAAATGCTAGATGCCTTAAAGCAAAATATAATGCAGGTGTGACAAATAGAAATTGTGATAATAGTGGAGTTTTAGTTAATGCAGTTTTAACGCCCGATAGGGTAAATAAAAGACAAAATGGTCGTAGAATTAAAGAAAGCGGAGAAACAATGTTCACATTGACAGCTCAAGATAAACATGGAATTTTGAAAAATGGAGATATAAGAAGGTTAACACCAAAGGAATGCTTTAGGTTGCAAGGATTTCCTGATAAATATTACGAAAGAGCAGCAAGTGTATGCTCAGATAGTCAACTGTACAAGCAAGCGGGAAATGCTGTTACTGCAAATGTTGTATATGAAATAGCAAAAAGAATGGGCTAAAAGTTGCAAAATGTCTTTTAGTATGAATATTTTTGAAGTGTTTTGTAACTCTCAAGAACGAAAATAAAGAGGTGAACAAATGTCAAAGTATGTGCTTAGATGGCAAAAAGGGTTATTGTTGGATGAACGTAAAATAAATTATTCTTGTGGAAGTAAAGAAATGTTAAAACAAAAAGCAGAATTATTAGCTAAAGATGACAAGATATTACTTGTAACAATAGATAAAGTTGAAGAAGTTATAAAGGATACTAGAAGTCAAAAAATGGCTGAATATTATTGTGATGGAGGAATTGAAATATGATAATACACAAATTTATAATACATGTTTTAGATAAGAACAGCGATACACCAATATTGAACGATTTTGAAGGTAGAGTCAGTCAAGATATTGAAGCTTTCTTTCAGAAAAAAATAAGCAAAGTATCAAGAGATAATGATATCAGAACAGCAGTATTTAATGACTATAGTAACAATCTAATTAAGAAGTGTTGTGAACAGATTATTTATGATGAAAATTCATTTTTAAATAACTCTAAAGAGATTGCAGCTTATTTATTTGATGTTATGAAATTGAATGCTACATTAGAATCTTGTGACTTATCAATTTGTTTGTATACTGAAAAAGATGAAAAGAAAGTTGCTATATTAAAACTTGATTACAACAAGTCATATACTCATTCAATAGAGTTTAAAGATGATAAATTTAATATACAGATGTCAGCTAATGAAGTTAATATACAAGAAACTAAAACGGTCAAAATTGCTGCTCTAGTTGGTTTAAGTGGAATGAATGACGAATACCATTTAAGAGTTTTAGACAAAGATGCAGAAAAGGAAGAAGCTAATTCTAAGTTTGTTACAGAGTTTTTAAATGCTACTAAAGTGAAAGATGACAAGTATAAAACTAAGATGTTTAAAGCTTTTGTGGATGCTTATATAGCAAATTTATATAGTGATATGAAACAGGGCGAAGACGTAAGAAGTATACTGCTTTACATGCTAAGAGAAAAGCAAAATCTTGATATAAATGAGTTTACTGAAAAGGCAATAAAGGAAGATTTAAAAGATAGTTTTAAGGACCATGCAGAAGAAAAAGGAATTGAAAGTTTTAATATTGATAAAAAATGGGTTGAGAAGAATTTAAAAAATCGACATATAAAAACGGATACAGGTTTTGAGGTAAAAGGCAAGATGGATGATTTTGAGGATTTTATGAAATATGGTATTAGACACAATGGAAATGGGACTATAGATATAGTTATTAAAAATGTTAATTTCTATAATGAAAAATAAGGGGGTTACAATGGAAAATAAAGATAGTTTTGTATTAAATAAGCTTGGAACAGCAGATGAAGTAATGAAAAAAGTTGAAATGGATGAAAAAGAAATTAAGGCTTATCTCAAAGAACTAAAAGAATGTGAAGAAGTAAAAGTTTTTATTATTAGAAAAGATGAAGTTAAAATTCCAATAACTTTTAAAGATGAAAATATGAACGAATGGTTAAGAAAAGAAATTGAGATAAGTTTTGATAAATTTAAGGATGAAATTGCTCAAGTTAAAAAAGCATTGATTAAAGTTACAGGAGAGAATTAAGAAGTTAGAAGGTGAGCATATGACTAATAAAGAAATGTGCAAGTCAAAGAATCTTGATGAAAGAGAAGTGTGTAAGGAATTTGGGAAAGAGATTTGTGCTAGTTGTATAAATGATAGGGTAGATTGTGAAAGTAAAGATTGTGATACAACATATGAAAATTGGCTAGAGAAGGAGAAGTAAATAATAAGAGGATGTAAATTTAAACTAGTTAGGAGGAATAACTTATGAAGATTTTTTTATTGACTATACTGCTAATAATTATTTGTATATTAGCAAATTATGTAAAAAATCGCATATATAAAAAATCTATAAATAATTTAAAATATAAATATTCTGTAGGGGAAAAGATTATATATCATCAAATAAACTGTTACTATAACAGAATGGTTGGTTGTGAAATTTTAGAAAAATGTTATAGTACGAAATTTAGAAAAAGAAATACCCCGCTTTATAAAGTAAAAGCATATGTAGGTGATAACAATACAACGTGGGTTATACCAGAGTGGAGAGTTGAATGTCTTGCTACAACTTATGGAGAGTTTCCTAAATATTAAATAATAAAAATTGGTTGGAGGAAATTTACTATGTATAGCATTTATAAAGTAAAACTTAAAACTAAAAGAACCTTAGAGCAAGTGAAAAATCAAAGTGTAGACTTTAAGTATTCAGAAGAAGGATTAAAAAATGCACTTAGATACTATAACTTGGTTGATAGTTTAGAAGTAATTGTAGTTAAATTTGGAGATGAATATTGTCTAGCTAATTTTAATGAAGAAGATAGAAAAATAATAATGGAAGCACATTATCTTTTAGAGCAGGATGAATATACTGGATGCTATATAAATGAATATGAACGATTTAAAAGAGATTGGGAAAATGGTGACTGTGATGGGGAAGCCTGTATGGTGTTTTCAGATGATGAAATTGAGATAATTGAAAAGTTAAGGGAGGGTTAAAAATGAATAAGAGAATCAAGTTAAAAAAAGGGATACTTCACAAAAAATGTGATGAAAGATGTGCTAATTATAGCTTTGTAATTAGAAATAATCTTATAACTTGCAATGTGTGCATAGGATGCAAACATAAAGAAAATATGGATAAAGTATGTGAAGAAAACTATAGGAAATTAAGAAGTAAATAGAATAAATAGTCAAGGTAAGTTTGTGAGTGAAACTAAAAGCCTATAGACTTACTTTGACCTATAAAAAGGAGTTGTAATTATGAAAGAATATAAAGTAAAAATACCATTTATGGGAGATATATTTGTTGATGTAAAGGCTGAAAATAGAGAAGATGCTGTTAAATTAGCTATTAAAGAAGCGTCACTAGAGTGTGCTGGAGAATGGTTTACAGATGATGAAAACATACAAGTAGAAGAAATAAAATATAAACTTTGAGGGTGATTATATGATACATGAATTACAGATAGCTTCTAATACTTTTAAAGATGTAATTAAGAATAAAAAACAAATTGAAGTAGAGTATACAACAGATTTTAAAGTAGGAGATACAGTCATATTGCAGTCATTTAAGGATAAAAAGTTTACAGGAATTGAGGTAAATAAAGAGATTGAGTATTTTATTAAATTGGGAAATGGTTATGTTGAGTTGGGAATAAAGTAGAGGAGGAAGCATTGAGTAAATACAATAATAAGAAAACTACAATAGATGGAATTAAATTTGATAGTAAAGATGAAGCAGAATACTATTTATATCTTAAAGATAAGAAAGCAAAAGGAGAAATTAAAGATTTTGGACTACAAAAGAAATTTGAATTGCAACCAAAATTTAAAAAGTTTGGAGTTTCTGAAAGAGCCATTACATATACAGTCGACTTTGCAATATATAAATGGAATGGAGAAGTTGAATATATAGATGTAAAAGGGTTTGGAACTCAGCAAGGAGAGATAAAAAGAAAGATATTTGATTATAACTTTCCTGAAAAATTGACATGGGTTTCTAGGAGTAAAAAATATGGTATAGATGGTTGGATAGAGTATAAAGAATTGAATAAGAAAAAAAGAGACGCAAAAAAGAATAAGAAGTAAATACTGAAGCTTACAAGATGTACTTAGTTTTTCATAAAAATGTGAAAAAGCTAAATAAAGAATATATCAAATGATAAAGGAGAGATAAATTATGAATGAAAATATAAATAAAGAAATAAAAATACTTGGCACTTTAGAAGTTGAAGGAATGAAATTCCATGATATTGAGGGTGGATTCGGAGAAAGTAAAAAAGCAATGCTAGTAAAGGATATAGCTGAGATACATAAAAGAGAATTATTCAAAATTAATGAGTTAATTAACAATAATATAAAGAGATTTAAAACAAATATAGACATTATAGATTTAAAGGCTAATCCTTCAAAAGGATTAGGTTACGAGGATGTTGGATATAGTAAACAATCTTTTAATCAGTCAAGAAATATTTACTTGTTATCTGAAAGAGGTTATTCAAAACTACTTAAAATATTGGAGGATGATATAGCTTGGGAACAATACGAGAAAATCGTTGATGGATATTTCTCTATGAGAAAGGAATTAAATAATCCTCTTTTAAGTGCATCAAAGGAGTTACAGGCTATATTTATGCTAGATAAGAAACAAGAAGTCTTAGAAACTAAAATAGAGAGTGTTAATGAGAAATTAGAGAACTTTATGGATGATGCACCACTATTTAATATTGAGTGTGAGTGTATTGTTAAAGAGGTTAAGAGAGTTGCAACAAAATCCCTTGGTGGACATGGAAGTAAGGCTTATAAAAATAAATCTTTAAGAGGTAAAGTTTATAGTGATATATACCATCAGATTAAACGAGAGTTTGGAGTAGATAGTTACAAGGCTATAAAGCGTTGTCAGTTAGATAAAGTATTAGAGATTGTAAACAATTATAAGTTACCTATAGTGTTTGAAGAAGAAATAAGACTTTTGAATAGTCAATTATCAATAGTGAGTTAAGACAGGAATAGACTTTTCCGTTTTAAAGGGGAAAACCTTCAATAGGTAAATTGAAAGAAAAAAGGAGTGCTTTCACACTCCACTTGTCAAAAATATAAAACTTTTATATACAAATATTATTATAACATAAATAATTGATAGGAGTGTGGAAGTATGAATAAAAAGACACTATTTCAAGAGGTTGAAGGTAGATTATATAACTATAAAAAATTAGAAAGTCAAATAAGAATAAAAGATATATATATTAAAAAATTAGAAAATGAATTTTGTGGATGTAAGGCTCAAAGTTATGAAGAAAAAACAGGACCTACTTATAATATAAGTTCAAGTATTGAAAATGAAGTTATTAAGAGAGAAGAAGATTTAAATAGATTAAAAGAAGATAAGAAAACATTAGAAATTGAAAAGGAAACTATAGAATGTGCATTAACAAGTCTAAATAGCTTTGAAACAGAGTTCTTCAATGAAATGTATATGAACAATGAGAAAATAAACATGGATTATATGTCTAATGCTATGCACATAGATAGAAGCCATTGTTTCAGAATAAGAAAAAGGATAGTTTGTAAAATTATGGATATGTTATATCCAAAAATAAAAGAGTTTGAGTTGCCCATTTTTTCATGGAAAGCTTAAAAATGAGACTATTTGGAGACTTTTTGGAGACTATCGTGAGACTTTTTATTGGCAAAACCATGAGATAATAATATTGTGGAAATGAAGATTTCCCTCTCAAAACTTAATAATTGGCTAGGGGATAAGGGATTGCCCTAGCCACTATTCAATAATAGAGAAAGTAATAATATATTTGCGAATATGTTATAGATAAGAAAGGATGCCAAAATTGCACGCTCTATTATTATAAAGGGCTTAGGAAAGTCTTTTATGTGAACAGACTAGGCAGGGCGTGAGGACGCTGTTAGTTCAATTCTAACTATGTTCAAAATCTATTGATACACTATATTAAGTATTTGAATTGAGATTAAAATCTCATACAGTTTTGTATCTTAATTCAGAGTCTAAAACCGAGTGGGGCTTGGTAACCTCACTCACCATGCAGGCGCAGGTGCTTAATCTAAGTTCGATTCTTAGAACTTGCTCATAATAATATGTATCTCCCTAAAAAAGACTTAGATTAGATTCTAGGTCTTTTTTATATATTATGATAATATGAAAGGAAAGAAAATGATTATTAGGGGGGGAGTAAATGATGGAAGAAATTAGATGTATTTATTGTAATAGAAGTGAAAAAGAAGGAATAAAATTAAATGAATCGGATATCATACCAGATTCTTTAACAAATGCTAAAATAAAAAACAATAATGTTTGCGAAAAAGATCATAATAATGACTTTAGTGATTTGTTTGAATCTAAGATTGTAAATAATCTTGCATTTATAAGAAATCATTTAAATATTAAAAATAAAAGTAAAGAATATCCACTATATTGTGCGAAAGTAAAAATAAGAGAGGATGTATATAAAGTTAAGACTTCTTCTGAAAATGAGTTAGTAGGAAATAAAATTATTCGTACAGAAGGTACAAATATAGTTTTAGGTCCAATAGATAAAGTAAAAAAAATAAAAGGTTCTGAGGGAAAAATAAAAGAAATAGATTTAAATAAAGAAATAATTGAAAAGAAATTAGAATTTGATTTAGATACATATGTATGTTTAGAGATGTATAGAATGGTTTCTAAAATAGCATATGAGTGGTTTTGTAAGATAAAGAAAATAAATGAGAAAAAAGAAGATTTTTTAGATATTATCGATTATATAACAACTGGAAAATCTTCTAAAAAAAATATAGTAAGAATTGTTAAAAATAAAGAAATCTATAATTTTCTAAGTAAAGAATGTGAGTATGGTAGTCATTTTTTAATATCATATATTGATGAAAATAATAATGTATGTGTATTAATATATTTATTTAGAATAGTCTTATATGAAGTAAAATTGTGTAAAAACAATGTAAATGGATTAGATAATTATTTTTGTGAAGAATTTTTGATTTCAAAAGATAAAAAATTTATTAATGGCAAAATATTAGAAAATGTAAGTGATGTTTTTGAAGCATTTAATGATGAGGAAATAGTAAAGAATGGAAATATAAATGTATTGGTACTTAGTAAAGGAAAAAATTTAGAAAATTTCTTGAAATTCAATTTTATGACAGATTTGGCTATTCATTTAAAAAATATAACTTATTTTGATAATTGTAATTTAAAAACAGATAGTTATTTAATCGGTTTAATTAAAGAAAATTTAGCACAATTATTAAGTTTTTATATTATTGATAAAAAAAGTCTAAAAAGATTTGTAAAAGAACATGATTTGAAAAATGATGTAAATATAAATATTGAGAATACAAGTGTTAAATTATGGCATTTTTTATTTATATTAATTAAAATAGGGCAATATCAGAATAAAAATTGTATTTTTACTCTAGAGAGTGTCATAGAAGAAATAAATAATATTATTGAAAATATAGAAAAACCATTAGAAAAAGTGGAAAAAATTAAATCGAAACTAGACATGAATAATTATAAAAAATATTTAAAATTAGGAGCTACATACATCGAGAATTTAAAATAGAAAAGAATTTCTATTAAAATTGCAAATATATTAGAAGTTTATCTTATACTTATTGAATAGTTTTTGAAGGATATTGACCTTTGAAGTTGAATTTTATACTTTGGAGGGGATAGAATGATAGGAAATAAAGAAAAAGATTTTGAAAAAGTAAAAATACATATGGGATATTGTATATTCATTTTGGTATTATTGGTAATAGTTTTGTTTACAATGATAGGTCATGATAATAAAGAATTAGCTTCCCAAATAGCATTTGGAGCAACTTTATCAGGAATAATATTATCAATTCTAGCGATTATACTAACTTTAATAGGAGAGACTAAATCAGATAATACTAAAGATAATCTTTTAAATATATCTAAAAATTTAGAAAATATAGTTGTAGATGTACAGGATGTTATAAAAAAATTTGAAGAAGTAAAAGAAAGTAATAAAAAATTTGTAGAAGCAGCTGAGAAGCACAAAAACTTTTTCAATAGTAATTTTAATAACGATAGTGTAAAAGAAGATAAAAAGGATATGAAGAGTTTAGGATGTTATTTAGATGTTTACAAACGTTTTGAACAAAAATTACCCAATAATTTTGACATGTTTATATTGATATTTTATTATTCTCAGATACTATGTCATCAAAAAGGTATAATTAGTAAATCCCTTGAAAAAGGGTTTGATTTATTAGAAGAATTTGAATGTAATATAGGTACACCACAATTTACTGTTGTTTATGGTTCTTATGCTGTTTTTAAACCAATAATTGAAAGTGGGGAAAATAAACTTAATGATTATATCATTAAGAAAATTTTAGAAAAATATCCAGAAGCAAAGAAAGTTGTAGACAGTAATATATAAAGTTAACTCAAGAACTCCAAAAGAGTTCTTTTTTATTTCCAAAACAAACAAAAATGAGGTGGTGATGTGGCAAAATATGAATACTGGATAACAGAAGAAGGATTAATTAAGATTGAAGGATGGGCAAGAGATGGGCTTACAGATGAACAAATAGCATTTAATATTGGAATAAATGTCAAAACACTATATGACTGGAAAAAGAAGTATAGTAATATTTGTAATGCCTTAAAAAAGGGAAAAGAAGTAATTGACAGGCAGGTTGAAAATGCTTTACTAAAAAGAGCATTAGGTTATGAATATGATGAGATAACATATGAAGAAGGTCAAGAAACTAAAAGAGTAACTAAACAAGTAGTACCAGATACTACAGCACAGATATTCTGGTTGAAAAATAGAAAACCAGCGGAATGGAGGGATAAAAGAGATATTGAACATAGTGGTAATCTAGGAGATATTACAATAAAGGTAGGCGATGAGGAATATGGCAATTAATTTAGAAATTAATCCAGATGTATTTAATCCAATATATTTGAAGCATCAACTTAATAATAACAATAGGTATCAGATTTACTTTGGTGGTTCATCCTCGGGTAAATCTTTTTCTTTAGCTCAAAGAACAGTATTAGATGTATTTAAGGGGAATAGGAATTATTTAATTGTTAGAAATGTTCAAAGCACTCTAAAGAGGTCTTGTTTAAATGAGATAACAAAGGCTATTAGTAATTTTAAGTTAAATGAGTATTTTCAAGTAAATAAAACCGATATGATAATAACTTGTAAGCTAAATAATAAACAGATATTATTTTGCGGCTTAGATGATGTTGAAAAAGTTAAATCAATAACTCCAATAGATGGTGTAATAACTGATATATGGGTAGAAGAAGCAACAGAGACAGATTATAAGGCAGTCAAACAGCTTGATAAAAGACTTAGAGGAAAGTCTAAAGTAGTGAAAAGGCTAACACTAAGCTTCAATCCAATACTTAAAGACCATTGGCTATATACAGAGTATTTTGATATATGGGAAGATGATAAACAGTATGTAGAAAAAGATAATGTAAGTATTCTAAAAACTACATATAAAGATAATAAATTCTTGGCAGAAGATGATATAAAAGCTTTAGAAAATGAAAGTGATAAATATTACTATGAAGTCTATACTCTTGGAAATTGGGGTGTACTTGGTGCTGTCATATTTAAGAATTGGAGAGTTGAAGATTTCTCAGATATTGAAAGTACATTTGATAACTTTAGGCATGGAATTGACTGGGGTTTTGCTGATGACCCATTTGCATATGTAAAATCACACTATGATAGGATGAGAAGAAAATTATATATATGTGATGAAATAGAAGCAGTTGGATTATTAAATAGAGAAGCTGCACCTTTAGTTAGTAAAAAAGCGAATAGAGATTTAGTTATCTGTGATAATGCAAGTCCAAAAGATATAGCTGAATTTAGTGACTTAAGAGTTAATGCAGTTTCGGCAAGAAAAGGAGCTGGTTCTATTGAGTATGGAATTAAGTTTTTACAAGGGCTTGAAATTATAATACATCCAAGGTGTCAAAATTTCAAAAATGAAATAAATAAGTATAAATATAAAGAGGATAAGAATGGAAATATCTTACCTATTGCAGTAGACAAAGACAACCATTTAATAGATGCACTAAGATATAGTTTAGAAAATGATATGGAGTATGGAGGAATAAGCTTCTTAAAGTAAGGAGGTGTTAAATATTTATATAAGTGAAACAGATTTAATAAAATCTCAGCTAAAAAAAGAGAGTACTTTTAATCTGGCGAAAGTTATAGAGCATTATATTTTAAAGCATAGACCAGAAAAATATAAACAAGGAGAAGAATACTATTATGGTAATACTGATGTAAACAATAAGAGAAGATATTATCTCTTAGATGGAGCTAAGGTTGATGATTTTACTAAGGTTAATAATAAAGCAGTTAATAATTATCATAAGCTTTTAGTTGACCAGAAGGTGGGCTACAGTGTTGGAAATCCAATAGTATTTAATGCAGATGATAATAATTTTACTAAGCTTTTAAATGAATTATTAGGAGAAGAATTTGACGATACAATAACAGAACTCTATCTCAATGCAAGCAATAAGGGAATAGAATGGTTACATCCATATATTAATAGAAAAGGAGAGTTTAAATATGTAATAATACCAGCAGAAGAAGCTATTCCTATTTGGGATAGTAAAAGACAGAAGGAATTAGTTGCCTTTATTAGATTTTACTTTATTGAGGATATAGATGGAAATAAGATAAAAAGGGTTGAATACTATACAGAAAATGAAGTAATTTACTTTATTGAAAGAGGAAATAGTTTTGTTCAAGAACTTTTATATGATGAATATGGAAAATTAACAGAGATACAAGAGGGGCATTTTAGAGTAAATAACAAAGAGCAAGGATGGGGTAAAGTTCCATTTATACCATTTAAAAACAATGAGAAAAGCGTATCTGATTTAACTTTTTACAAGTCTTTAATTGATATATATGATAATAACATTTCTACTCTTGCAGATAACCTAGATGAAGTACAAGAAGCTATGTACATACTAAAAGAGTATGGAGGTACTGATTTAGTAGAATTTGCAAATAACATAAGATATTATAAAGCCATTAAAGTAGGAGCTAATGGAGGGGTAGATAAGCTGGAGATAAATATACCAGTTGAAGCTAAAAAGGAGCTTCTTGATAGATTAGAAAAGAATATAATTATCTTTGGTCAAGGTGTTAATCCAGAATCTCAAAACACAGGTGACAAATCGGGTGTAGCACTTAAATTTTTATATTCATTACTGGACCTTAAATGTTCTAAGACTGAAAAGAAGTTTAAAAAAGCAATTAGAGAGCTTTTATGGTTTGTGTGTGAGTATTTAAAGATAAGTGGTAATAAGAGCTATGATTATAAAACAGTTCAAATTACTTTTAATCACTCTATGATAATAAATGAGTCTGAAAAAATAGATATGGCAACTAAATCAACTGGAATTATATCAGATGAAACTATTGTTAGTAATCACCCATGGGTTGAAGATGTTAACGACGAACTTGATAGACTTAAAAAACAGAAAGAAGAAAGTATTAAAGAATATGAAGATGCTTTTCCGACTAAAAAGAAAACTGAAGAAGGTGAACCTTTAGATGAATAATATAGATTACTGGATAAAGACATTTAATCAGTTAGAAGAAGATGTTCATAATAAAGGAGATAACTTTAACAAGGAATTAGAAAAGCAATATGATATAGTACTTTACAACATTCTTAGAGAAATAAATAATTGGTATATGAAATTTGCTAAGGATAATAAAATAAGTATGCAAGAAGCTGAAAAATTATTAAATCTAAGAGAATTAGCTGAACTTAAATTATCATTAGAAGAATATATCAAGTATGGAGAAGAAAATGTAATTAGTCAAAAGTGGATGAAAGAACTAGAAAGTGCAGTTAAAAGAGTTCGTATAAGCAGACTAAAAGCATTAGAGTTAAAAATAAGGCATCAAGTTGAGGTATTATACTCAAAAGAGTATGAGGATGTAAATACGCTTATAGCAGACACTTATCAATATAGCTATTATCATACTGCATTTGAAACTCAAAAAGGTATTGGAATTGGATTAATGATAGCCATGCTTAGCATGAATAATATTAACAAAATAGTTAGTAGTCCTTGGACCACTGATGGAATAACATTTGGTAATAGAATTTGGAATAAGCATAGACCAAAGTTAATGAGTGAACTTAACAAAGGATTAAAAGAAACATTAATTAATGGAGTATCTCCTGAAAACTTAACAAATAAAATTAACAAAAATTTTAATACAAGTAAAGAAGAAGCTAAGTTATTAGTCAAATCTGAGCTTGCATTTTTTAGTTCATTAAGTCAAAGGGATTGTTTTAATAGTCTAGGTGTTGAAAAATATGAAATAGTAAGTGCATCAGATAGTAGAGTTTGTGAGAAAAGGTGTAGCCCTCTTGATGGTAAAGTAATTGAGATGAAATATTATGAAATAGGAATTACAGCTCCACCATTCCATCCTAGATGTAGATGTGTAGTAGTACCATATTTTGATGGTGAAGAAAGTTATAGGGATGCAAGAGAAGAAGATGGCGAAACTTATTATATACCATCAAATATGAAGTATAATGAGTGGTATTCGAAGTATGTAAAAGATAGTTCCTCAAGTGGAGCAATAAGCAGAAAAAGACTAAAGGACCTAGAAATATATCTAAGAGAAGAAAAACATGCTAATTTATATTATGAAGAAATAAGAAAAAGAACTAGTGATATTAAAGCGATAGCTAGAAATACAGGCTATAGCGAAAAGGTAATACAAGATATAAAAAATCATGTGTTTATGAATAAATATAATTTATATGGTGGATATAAAAGTTTTGACCCTAGTTATGATATGGCTATTTCTTGGCAAAAATTAATAGAGGGAAAAGATATAAGAAAATGTGATATAATATTATTAAAGCATGAGAGATTAGAAAAGTTTCTTATGGATAGATATAATTATGATTATAAGAAAGCTCATGGTTTGGTTGTTAGAAAGTATGATTATGAAAAAGCTTTGAGGGAGGGATAAACATAGTACTTATAAAGAAAAATTATATAAAAGATGATAAAGTATCTTATTTTTATCAACCAGAAGAAGATGGAGAGTTTGGAGAAGTTATACTTTATACTAAAGATAAATCTTTTGATATAGTAAAAAGAGCAGAAAGAGACAGAGAAGGGAGCCATTTTTATATGTCTCATGTTTACTGTATGATACGTAAATTTATAGAAGAAAATAATTATCCAGATGAGAAAACATCTTATTGGTACTAGAAAGCACTTGCTAAATAATAAATTAGTAGGTGCTTTTATTATGTAAAAATTTATTGAGAGGGTGATTTGAAATGATTAAATTATATATTTTATCAATAATTGTATTTTGTACAGGGTTTTATTTGTATATGTTAAGGCTTGGAAATGTTAAAGAAGTAATCGAAGCTTTAAAAAAATATAAAGCTTGGAAAAACTATAAACTTATTTTTATAGCTTTGTTTCCATTGTTAAACTTTATTCTTGGTTTAATATTTATAGTAGTTTCTTTATTTGCAACAAACAAGGATATAATAGAAAGTTTGGAGGATGAGTAAATGGCTAGATTTGTAAAGAAAGCAGTTGAAGTGGAAGCATTTAGATTAGGTTATGACACTATACCAAAATGGTTTATTGAGAATGATAGAGTTTGTAATTTTATGCAAGAAAAATGTATTGGTGGTAATGTGAGTTGTGATTTAAAGACATTAGAAGGTATTATGAGAGCTAATAAAGGGGGATTACATTATACAAGGTGTAAAAGTAGAAATATATCCATGTAAAGCAGATATATTTGAAATGACTTATGAGAAAGTTGAATATAGGGAAAAAAATAAATTATCAACAGAGATGACTTTAGATTCAACAAACTTTCAAGAAAATATTAAAAAAGCTAGAAAAGAATTAGATTTGTTTATACAAACTTTAGAAAAAGCAGATGATAAAGTTGATAAACTAACAGAAAAAATGAATAAATGTGCTTGCAAAGTTGATATAGATAAGGTTGTAAAACAGTTAGAGGAATATTTAAGAGAATGTATTGAATAAGTTTTAGGGGGGTATTTTATTGAAAGAGTATGTAATTTGGTTTAAAAGTGGTAATAGCATATCTGGAATAGTAGATGAAGATGGAACAACAGTAATAGATTTATCACAAATAGAAGCTATATCAATAAATAATTGTAATAAGAATAATAATATTGGTTTTAGTAAGTCCTAGATAGGGCTTTTTTATTGTGTAAAAAATGAAAGGAGATATTTAAAATATGGATTGGTTAAAAGAATTACTTGAAGGAATAAAAGTAGAAGATAACAAGGTTGATATAGCTTCTCTTCAAAAATCTATAGAAAAGAAAATAAAAGAGACTACAGTTACTCAAGAAGATTATACAAATCTTGAAACACAGCTTAATACAGCTAATGAAACTATTAAAAAGTTTGAAGGAGGTATGACAAAAGAAGATGTAGAGAATCTAAAAACAACTTATGAAACTGATAAGAAAACTT